AACTTGCTCAATCTTCAGCTTAGCTCTGTATAACCCACCCCCCGCTTTCTTTTTACCTGTAGCCTCTACAAAATCCATAAAAGTAGATTGGGTTTTGTGTGGACAATATCCATAGGCACCTAAGGATCTATTGCAATTATCACATAGCACTCGATAACCCTCTGGATAATTCTCAAAATAAAGGTGCCTAGCAAGACTTGCTCCAGGCAATGATTTTATATGCTTGCTACCCCCACCATTGATATGATCAATAGCTAGGAATTCTAGATTTGTCTCTTTACAACATTCACATCTAGGAATCCCTTGACTGTAGTGACTTAACACCTCATATCTAATAGAGAAACGATAAACCTTAGATGCCAACCTGGAGCATTGCCTACAAATAGTATGCAAACCTGACTTTCTCTTAGAATTCTTAGAGAATTCTATATCTTGTTTGGTTTCATTGCATTTTCTACAAGCATTCATACACTCATACTACAAAAGATAATTATGAGTGTCAATGTCTCCCGTTCTCTCCAGTGAGACCTCGCATAATATCAGCTGCTATCAAAGCGTAGTTAGCAACATCAGCTGCTTCGTACAGGACTTCCTCCGGTCCTTCCTGTTGAATTGCCTGGAGGAGTTCTGTAACCTCACCCAACAGAAGCCGTATGATAACATTGATATCTGCATCATCCCAACCACCTCGATGATCGTTGAACTGAAGCTTAGCTTCCATTGCTTGAGCAAAGCTATGAACTTTAGGACGAAGCTTAAGCTCTCCTTGACTTTCTTGAAATGCCTGCCATCGTTCTGCCTTAGTCATTACAGTGTTGTGCTTAAAGTAAAGCCAAGAAACTTATCTGTAGCACTCACCTGAAAGGTGGGCCAGACCCACAGGTCTGACACAAGGGGAACATCCAGCTTGGAAAGATTCACACCCACTGGACTAATACCAAGACCAACATGGCCATTGAAGTCTAGTGAGAACCTGCCGATACGGTAGTCTTGGTCGTTCTCGGTTAAACCATAACCGGATGTGATGAAACCTATTGAAGCAGATACGTTAGGATCAAGGGCGAGGTTGGAGGTTGCTGCTAGACCAAAATCAACGTGTGGTGTCCACCAACTANGACTCTTCTGAGGAAATTTTCTAACTCTCTTGACAGTAAAGTCTTTGATATCGAAAGTTCCTACAATTTCTCCATTCAGATCTAACTCATCAACCCCTACATATGTAAGAGTAACAGCATCAGGAGTTTCAGCTTCAATAAGCCTCACTCTAAAATTCTGTGATAGGTGGTAGTTGAATTTGCGCGTGCAGGTATTAAGAACTGTATCAAGCCTGAAGTCACTAAACCCAAAGGTTCCACAATCCAGTGGCTCACCATCATGTGGCTCAATCCCCTCAAAGTCAGGGTCGAGGGATGCATCTGCGATAGGGCATTCCCCTCGCACTCTGCGGACGATCGTCTTAACAACGACGTCACCGCCGCCACTGCTCTCCAGTGTGGCCACCAACTCGCCTAGCCCTACAACTTTGGCATTGGCCTTCTCCAGGTCTGCCAGGACCTTGGCATTCTCCTCTTTCAAGGTGTCTAGCAGCGTTCGTGACGCCACCAAGTCTGTCCTGGCTCTCCCTAGCTCTGTATCAAGCTTGGTGATCTCCTGGCGCAACTCAGGGGCCTCTATCCGCCCTCTGTCTCTACCTTGTCCATAGGCAACGACTGCAATCAAGATTGCAAGTGCCAGGACAAAGCCCTTTAGCCAATGTTTAGAAAGGTACGACATCTTCTCCCTCTGGTGTAGTTGCTCTTACAAATTGTCCATTCTCCCAGTACCCACCAGTCGTATCTTGGTCCTTGGCAGCAAGCTTTCGCTGACGGATCACTTCTTCATCTACAGGTAGATAGAGAGATTTAGCTGGATGGAAGTCATAGTAGGTAGACTCCTTGTAATCAGTAATCTTGTTCTTGCCCCAGATCAACTCGACTGTAGGCTTCTTATGTCCAATGCCACCCTCGAATCCGTGGAATACTTCAGCTTTCTCAGCGCTTCCGTACGCCTTAACATGCTCTTCTACATCACAGAATAGGTGACCAATGAAGTTCGCTCGGAACTCCATTGCTACAGACTCTGCAATGTTGGTGTTATTGGGTCGGACAAGTGGTCCTAACTTGGTGTACTCCATAGTAGCGATCACTGTCGCATGGTACTTCATAGCTATCTCTAGCTTGATGAAGTTAGCCATCTTCTTAAACCTAATTCGCTCATCAGCAGCCTGCCAATCAGCTAGGTTGTGGAAGTTGTCTAGGAAGTAGATAATAGGACGGTCAGGATACTTCTTACGATAGTATCCGACTAGCAGTTGAGCATAGGAGAGTGTCTGACCCCTCTCATGATCCTTACAAACGAGACGGCCCTGCGCATGCAGGCTACGCAAGTGCTGATACGCATGATCCCTGATGAACATGAGATCCTTATGCTCACCATTATGGTTGACGTGTTGGGTGAAGTACTTCGGCTTGGATATCTTGTTGATTGTAATATCCAACCCATGCTTCTCTGCCTCATCAACTGACAACTGAGTAAGCCACCTATTCGTGATCATCCCTCGTGTATCATCAATTGTATGGAATAGGATCAAAGCTTCTGGATTGCTCATGACTAAGTCAAGAGCCAACTGACTCATAAAGGCTGTCTTTCCGGTGTTGGCCTTGCCGCCAACTACCATCAATACATCCTGTCTCCAATCACCATTCAGCTTCTGCTCGATATCTGTAAAGTGATCTAGCTTATAGCCAGCTAGGCCATCATCTAGCTCTTGCTTCTCCTTAAGAGTATCAAGAGCTTCAACTACCTCTTCCGCACTAAACGATGCCTCAGTCTCTTGCCCACCCAGACTACCTAAACGGCTCAGGGCTTCTTGCAAGAGGAGGGTAGATGAATCTGGATTACGAGCTGCCTCTCGAAGGGCTTCCTTGACAATCTCTTCTTTCTGAGAGCTTAAGTCAGCTTCCTGAATGTTAACGAGTCGCTCAAGCTCTCCCTTGATAGCATCTAGGCTGATGGATGTGTACCTTGATAAGGATACACACATCTGCTCACGCTTTACTAGGTTTTCTTCGTTGAAGATGAGAGGGATAGCTTTGTTGCAGACTTCAACAGCATCCGCGCCGTCATCAAACTGCCCAAGTACCCATTCGAAAGCATCCTGTCGTGGCCATTCCAGCCAAGCATCTGCTCCTCTAGTGCGAACAAATGAATCTGGATCCTCTCCCTCTGGGAGAGTCATTACCTCGATTCTGAGTGAGGATACTCCTGATAGGATTCCCGGTTTACTATCTCTACCAAGTAGGAGGGAGGCGACTTTATCTTGTCCTGCTTTATCTCCATCGAGTGCAAGGACAATATGTTTGACCGCCGTTCGCTTAATAGTAGAGAGATGTAGCCGTGTAAAAGCAGTCCCACCAAGAGCGGCACAGCTATCAATGCCATTAAACACAAGAGTGGCCCAATCAGTATAGCCTTCAACCACGAAGAGCGCGTCATCCGTACTTTCTCTTGTCCGGAGCGCGTGGTGTAGACCGTAGAGTCGACTGCTCTTCTGGTAAATGTCACGGGTGCCACTAGTAGTTAGGTTAACATACTTAGGTGGCTTTCGCCCTCTCTTGCTATTGTTCTCCCACAGCTCAATCTTTTGCTCCCAGAGCAAGTCTCTTGCTGCGAATCCTACTGCTGATCCACCTTCATCACAGATTGTAAAGATCAGTGAGTTTTCATTGAAGATAGACCTACGATCTAGGTCGATCTCCTTTAAGAACTTTACTAAGAACTCTTTCTTAAGCTCTTCCTGATAAAGTTCAAAGCTGGGAACAGTACCAATACCATACCGGCGAGCCCAATCAGGGCTCCAACCACGCTGATTAATAGCGTTGTTGACCAATTCATTATCAGTGGTCCTACTAACGATACGTGCAGCACGAGAGTAAGCACGATAGATATCAAGCTCATATTTCTCGGCATCTGTTAGCTCCTCGAACTCAGCTTCAACACCAAACTTACTGCACAGATACAGGACATTATCAGGAATGTATCCTCGTCCTTGGATAGGCTTATTCTCATGGTAATGAGCAGCCAACATGATATTGCCGGTCAACCCACATGCAAAGCAGTGGAAGATATGGCCATCAGGATGAACAGACATATCGTCTCCATCCACATCATGCTCGTTAGGATTGAAGCACTTAAAGTGCTTGCCATTCCTAGCCTTAACTCCAAATTCTTCCAGGTAGTCAACTAGATATGGCTTCAGCCGATCAATTGTCTCCTGATAGTCCTTAATCTTCAGCATTAAATCTTGGTGTCCTTGATGATCTTGGTCTCTGCCCCCATTGGGGTTACGATACCAAGGTCCCGTGCAGCTGCAGCACGACGCTCTTCTTCTAGCTCTCTAGCTAGCTTCTCTTCGGCTTCTTGCTGCATCTTAGCCAGTGGCTCATCAAACTCCACTCGCTTAATCTCAACCAGCTCATCTTCAGTCGTCAGTTCACGATCTGTCAGCACCTTAACTAGTGCATAGATCTCACCGCTGTTATTGACTGCGAGTCTATGTGTGTTCTGCGAGATCATAGAAAGGCGACCATCAAGATTGCCTCCTACCTCTTGCATGAACGCCTGCTGCACCCATGCTACTCCAGAGATCAGTTGCTGGATTTGTGCTTCCAGCTTATTGATCTGATTGAGTAGGGATACAGGAATATCATTTACGTCTCTCGGGTCAGTCTTGCTGCCCAGGTCAAATTCCTTCGCCATGTTCCTCCACTGGGAACTCGGCCTGCATTCTAGCCTGCACGTCCTCCAGCATTTCTTGTTCTTTTAACTCGGCCTCTCGCTCGATAAGCATTTTCTTGTACTCTTCGATCGCTGCTACTTGAGCTTTCTGATCTCTAGCACGCTGCTTAACCTGGCGGGCCATATAGTAGTTAGCGGGCAAGCCTTGGCTGCGCGCTAAGTTTCTCTTGATACGTCTCGTGAAGCTTCCCACTTCTATCCTCCACCCTTCCTTTCTTTGGGTCAATATAACCAATAACCATACCGCTAGCATCAAAGAAAGCGGACTTCATTAATGGTTGATCCCAGAAGGTTAGCCAAGGGTCTACGGACTCAAGGGTATATCCCTTGCGCAGAAGACCGTCTCGACATACCTCTCTTTGCTTTTTGTGATTATTCCTTACCATCCTCAAACCTCACTAAGCGTGAAAATGTTAGCGGGTCTGACTCAGACATCCCCCAAATCCACTGTGATGCTGCGTCTCCATATCCTAGAGATTCACCAAAATCATCAACGCCACAGAGACTTCCATTACGGAAGACTGCTCGGTCCATAACAAACTCAAGTCCTGGCTGATGCCAATGCCCTGTAGCTGCGATCTTAAAATCATGCTGTAGGATCCAATTCTGCCACTGACTTCTAGGCGCTGGAGAGGTTCCTCTCTTCGCCTTGTGTCGCAGCAAGACATTGTGTCCCTTTATGTTACCTACAATAAACTCACGTGTTTCGGGATAAGTAACGTCGATAGGATCATCGACAAGATCGGCCATCAGACCTAGCATGATTGCAATTGCTTGATCCCAGTTAGTCAGCTCATCACTGTACCTGCTAACTCGACCATGGTTGCCTGGTGCTGCCAGAACACGGATCGGGAGACCCGTTTCCTCATGCATCTGTCGTAGCCAAGCAAACATTCCCTTGGCAGTGCCATAGACCTGTTCGATAACTGTTTGCTCTAGATGTGAGGCTTGTGTTGGATAGATACCTTCGCCATCAATTAAATCGCCTCCTAACAGGACGATAATCTCATCGGCTTCTCGCTGTACAGAAAGTTCTACAACTTCTGACAATATCTTGGTCATACGACCTATGCCAATTGCCACGTTGAAAGAATACTCGCCTCTCTTATAGGGATTAGGGATCGACTTTCCAAAATGTAGATCAGATAAGAGGACAACAATGCTCTCTTCTCCTGATGTCACCGGTAGCAAAGGTTTCCTGCGGACAGGTGCGCTAGCTGCCTCCTTAAGCAATCGTGCAAGCCCCTCAAGGGATCTGCGAACCGCATGCTTAGTGGCAGACTTGGGAAGAGAAAGGTCTAGCAGCCCTCCGTCTTGCTCTGCTACTACTGGAGCCCTCGTTCCTTTATCTCTTTCTCTCCTCGCTCTTCTTGTCGCCGCAGCTTTCTGCGCTGGTGTTTGACTCATATTTCTCCTAATATCGTGCTGTTACTTCAGCATCGGGTATAGCCCGTGAGATCTCCCTCCTCAGTTCGTTAGGGTTTACAATCCGTGTGTCGGGAGAAAACCATCCGTCACCAACACTTACTTTCAACCATACATTCCCACCTTTATATCTAGGTAGGATCCCTGACAACTTCTCCACATCTTTTGTAGTGGAGATCCTCACTTCTAGGCCCTTGCAACTATCTTCTGCAAGGTCTTCGAGAGAAGCAACTGCTCGCGCAATCACTCCCTTCTCACCCTTTCTTGTATTCACCTGTCCTCTAATCAGGACAGCACCTCCCTCCTCTAAGAGAGAGGCATGCTTCAGGTACGTACCTGAGAAGCAAGTGACTTCTACTTCGCCTGTCTTGTCACCTAAGGTGACCCAAGCCATTGGACCAGACTTCGATTGATAGATCGAGACCCGCCCAATAAAGCCACCGACAACTACATCCTTGTTGTCTGGAACTTCTTCAAGATTGATAGCTTCACAGGTTACTTTCTCTTGTAGTACCTCTCGAAAAGCATCAAGTGGATGCCCCGATAAGAAAATACCCAGAGCTTCATGTTCATTCATGAGCTCTAGCTCTTTATCAGGTGGTACCTCTGGAATAAAGAAGTCGTTAGTCTCTTTGAAGAGGCTTCTCTGACCACTACGACGGTCAGCTTGATGTCGCTTGGCCTTGAGGATTGCATCCTCATATCCATACGCTAGCTGAGCCCGAGTATGGACCATGCTGTCAAATGCTCCTGCATGGATAAGAGTAAGTACGTTATTGGTTCGGCACTTACCAAGGTGAACTCGTTTGACGAAATCATAAATGTTCTCAAACGAACCCTTGCTGCGAGCCAATATGATTGCATCGATCGCCGAGGTTCCAAGTCCTTTGATTGCCTCGAACCCAAAGAGAATTTGCTCATCTTTTGCTGTAAACTCCTGAATACTTGTATTGATATCGGGACCAAGCACTCCCACTCCTGCGTCTCCAGCCTCTGTTACCAGATCCTGAATCGCAGCAAAGTCTCCTGCCTTGACTGACATCGAGGCCGCTAAGAATTGTGCTGGATAATAGTACTTCAGATATGCAGTCTGATATGCAATGATTGCGTATGATACCGAGTGTGCCTTGTTAAAGCAATAATCAGCAAAGTCTGCAATGCCTTTCCAAGCTGTAGCTAAGACAGCTGGGTCATTTCCCAGCTCTGTCCCACCACCGATGAACTGATCCTTAAGAGCAGCCATTTCCTTGGGTTTCTTCTTGCCGATGGCACGACGCATCAAGTCTGCTTCCGCCAAGCTAAATCCAGCTAGATCTTGAGCAATCTTTAGAACCTGCTCTTGGTAAACCAGAACACCATCTGTAGAGGCTAGGATAGGAACGACGCTTGGATGGGACGTCCACCCTGCCGTCAGCGTACCCCCTCCTCTTACCTTGAGAATCTCCTTAAGCATCCCGTTATCCATTGGACCGGGACGGTACAATGCAAGCACGGCACTTAGTTCATCTATGCTACGAGGACGGAACGCCTTGGCAAAGCTCCGCATACCCTTCTTTTCCATCTGAAAGACACCATAACTACTACCCGTATCAAAGATATTGGCATAGACATCAGCGTCTTCTAGATCTAGGTCTACTACATCAAACCCTGGTACTGTTTCTTGAATCATATTGACTGCTAGATCAATAACATCCAGTGCAGCAAGGCCCAAGAAGTCATACTTTACATACCCTGCATCCTCTACCTCTTTCATATCCCACTCTGTCACTGGGATAGTAGTCTTAGGATTCACTCTACCTAGAGGAATTTCATACCCCAAAGGTTTATCGTGAATAATGATTCCTGATGCATGGATGCTAGTATGTCGTCGAAGAGACTCAATCTGCGCACCTAGATCGCAGATCTTCCTGAAGTCTTTATCTCCCTCGTACTTAGCCTTGAAGGTCTTGTCCAAGATGCAATAATGCCTCTTGGGCTTACCATGCTCATCGTACTCTACATCGGTCGAAAGGGTGACTCTGTGTCTGCCCTGGCCACCTCTGTCTTCGTCGGGGATTGCCTTCGCAAATTCGCTCTGTCGCTCGGCTCCGTGACCGAGGACTCGTGCAATGTCACGAACAAGCCCCTTTGGCTTGAAGATACTGGCGGTTCCGATATGAGCGACTTTGTCGTTACCAAAACGCACGGCGAGTGCTTCAACCAGCTCGTCTCTTCTGCTTCTTTGGAAATCGGTATCGAAATCGGGCATAGATACCCGATGAGGGTTGAGAAACCTTTCAAAATACAAGCCGTACTCGACAGGATCAAGGTCAGTGATCCCCATGCAGTAAGCTGCAAGAGATCCGGCACCCGAGCCTCTCCCTGGTCCGACACGGATACCCATGTCTCTAGCAATCTGGATGTACTCTGCGACCACCAAGAAATAAGATGGATAGCCCATTCGCTCGATAACTTCGAACTCATAGTCAAGCCGTTCTTGATAGCCGTCTGGAATTTCTGGAAACCGCTCTGCGAGCCCGGCTTGGGCAAGGCGGCGAAACCGTTGTTCATCTGTCTCCTCCTCAGATGCAAAGCTCGGAATAAAGACCTTAGTCTCTGCGAACTTTACATCACATGTTTCAGCCAAGTTCGCCGCAGCAAAACAAGAATCCCTCTGTCCGATAGCCGCGAATGCATCGTGGATTTCGTCCGGAGTCTCAATGGAGAACATCTCTTCATTGAACTTGTGTCGCTTGGGATCTGATACCACCTTGCGCATGCCAAGACAAAAGTTAATGTCCTGCATCTCGGAGTGGTCTTTGACTAAGTAGTGTGCGTCGTTGGTAGCAACGAGAGGAATATCCATCTGCCCTGACAGCTTGATCAAAGCCTTGTTATAGGGAACCTGCTCCTCTTCTCCATTCAACTGAATTTCAAGGAAGTACCGGTCGCCGAAGATACTCTTGTACCTATCGGCGATCAATCCAATCATCTGGTTATCCCTCAGAGCCTCGGCCAATTCGGAACCAAGACAGGCAGAGAGACAAATAATCCCCTCGTTGTACCTCTCCAGCATATCGTAATCAATACGAGGCTGGGTATAGAAACCTCTGTTAAAGGCTTCGCTCATCAAGGCTACCAGGTTCTTATAGCCTTGCGAATCTTGAGCAAGGAGTACAATGTGGTTGGACCCACCCTTGTTTGAATACACCTTGCCATTAATCGTTCCCCGACATTTCTCTACATCGGGTACGATATATGCTTCTACGCCTGGGATATAATTTACCCCAAACTTCTTGGCAGCTTTTCTCATCTGCCAGATGCCACCTAATGTACCGTGGTCAGTGACTGCTACGCTAGTCATCCCATGGTCACGGCATCTCTTCATCAGGGCTTCTGCCTTGATGGTCCCATCCAGGAGCGAGTGTTCAGAATGCGTATGTAGATGTGCGAAGCGATTCAAATTCTTTCCTCTTGCGTCACAACAGCATCTCCTGCTTATTTACGTCAGCTTCCAGCTGTTCGGTAACCTTGTCAGCTACTGTCTGCTGGAAATTCCACCAGACATCTCTCTTGACATAGCCTTCAGCAATCATAGCCCCTGCCGCTGAATCATGACCTCCGCCATCATACAGCTCGGCAATCTTTCTAACGTTGACATAGTCACCATCAGTACGGAAGGAGGCTCTGCCTGACCACTTGTTCACTCGGACCACTGTGTTCCCTGAATCACAGAGCACACCTAAGATGTCATCATCTACGCCAGCAGCCCTAGCTCCTGACAACGCAACAATTAAGCTGTGCCCACCAATATCTGTCTTGATGATTTCCAGTTCTTTCATTCCCATGAGGAACTCATCGTTATACTTTAAGTATAACTTGTCATGATACTGTTGGATGAGGTCTTGAGTGAGCTTTGTATCACACCCACCTACCTCTGGTCCTTGATCACACCTGCCACGTAGAAGACCTACGTACCACATAGCTCGTAGCCCATTGAATTTGAAAGCCACTGTATCTGCCCATAGTCCAACGTATAGGATGGGGTGCACCACCCCTCCTTGAATCAAGACACACCCCGTAGAAGGTACGTCTAATGCATAGACTCCCTTCCCTGGATCATGCCTCTCTATAGATGCCTGATGATGATCAACGACCACAACGTCGGTGATGTTAGGATAATTGTCAAGATCCCAACCAAGACGATCAGGATCTGGATAGTGGTCGAGGCAAATAGCAGATTGAGCTTGGTCTCTGACATCAATACGCTCACCGAGTTGGTCATGCGCAAAGTCCCCCGCCTCATAGATCCACTCAGTCTCTGGCCTAAAGTCTCCTGTGACATGTGTATATGTTTCTTTGTTGTGCCACCTAAGAAAATGGAGGACAGCTGCTGTGGCTGACGCTGCGTCACAATCTGGATGCCTATGTCCTACTACTAGTATTGGCTCAGGAAGCTCTAACAGCTTCTCGCTTAGGTTGTTCATTTACGTATCTTTTCTGAAACATCCGTACATCATTCCATATACGATTACGGATATAGTTACATAGGGTTGGATTACTTGATGCATGAAGGATTGCTGCTGGGTGGTACGTAATCAACACCTCAGTCTCTGGAAAGGATGGGTGTTTATGAATCGTACCTGAATAGTCCTTCATCCGTGCCTTAGACGGAAGGTCCAGGAGGTATCTGGCTGCGGTAAGACCGGTGCAGATAATAACTCGTGGAGATAGCAGCTCGATCTCTCTGTGAAGGAAAGGTCTGCAGGCAATCGCACACTCGTGAGTCGGGGTGAGGTTCTGCTTAATTCCGGAGTGATCAATTGGTCTGCATTTAACAATGTTACCGATATAGAAATCTCGGTTTGGGTCAAGCCCAATGGATTGGATGATGGCGTCAAGCTTACGTCCAGCTGGTCCACTAAATGGGAGCCCGCAGGCGTCTTCAATAGCTCCAGGAGCTTCTCCAGCAACCATATATTTTGCTTCCGGATTCCCTCGGTAGACAACGACTTGTGAACGTCCTCCGTGGCTGAGTCTACATCCGTCACATCCGGTGGACTTGAGGGTAGATCCAAAGCTCTGAATATCTGTCTCTCGAAGTGCCGGATGTACTGCTGACTCCCGTGTGGATATAAGCTCATCCTCTCCATCTTCCCTAGTCTTCCACAATTGCATCTGCATACAGCTTCCTTACTTCACTAAGCCACATGCTTGTATGCATGGAGTCAGTATGATCAGGGGTAATAAACCATGCTCCACCCCCAAAGGAACCAGGTCTTAGCTTGCTACATGAATGAGCAAACTCAACCTCAATCGCAGGCATCTCTGGATCAGTCTTAGCTAACCACTCTAGAAAGGCAAGGTCAGCTTCACCTAGTGATTCTTCAGCAAACAGGTAGTACTCATCTTGATTGACACGCTCACACCTAAGACCTAAAGATCGATCATACGGATCCTCTCCCCAGATCTGTTTAGCTAGAATCTCAAGAGCAGGATCTTCATACTCTTCATCATACATATTGAGATCAATAAGATCTCTATGTATCNTGGTTAGTGGAAGGTAAGGAGCAACGGTCCCTTGAGTGTAATAGTTAGCCATTACTCTCCTGTACTACCAAATCCACCACGGTCTTCAGCAAACTGGTTGGTATTTTGTAGCTCCCATCGAACTGGAACTGTCTCTTCGATCAACAACTGACCAACTCTCTCACCCCTACGGATAAGCGCTGGCTTAGTATCATATCGAATGTACCAATTGTCTCGTGGTTGTGGCCGACCACCCTCACCAGGTGCCTTGAAGGCTTCATGCCNCAGGTTCATCAAGCCCTTTGGTTTGTTAGGACCTACGTTCCTCCACCTTACTGGCAGCTTGAACAACGGAGCCATGATACGGTCTCCAGGTCCAGCATAATCCTCATCAATAATGCCTACACCATTAGCTAGGACAAGTCCTCGCTTGATGCAGATACCTGATCGGACACATAGCTTGAAATGGAATCCTTTAGGTGCCTGAGCGATAATGCCGGTATCCACCAGCACCATCTCATTATCTTTTAAGAGGTAGTCCTCTCGGGCATAAATGTCCCAACCTGCACTCCTCTCTGTTCCTTGTGTTGGGGCTTCACCGCCCGGCATCACAAAGAACTTTACCTCTTGAATCTTCTTTGCCATCTTACTCCCACCTTATCTCGGCGTTTTGTTCCTTCCACTTCCCATTCTCAAACAGGATGCGAAAATTAGCACCGTCTTCTCCTACGAACTGGATATAACATCCATCCTGTAGGAACGGGGCAATTGCAGTGAAGAACTCATCTTCACTGCAACCCCACTTCTCACCTTCCCACTCAAATGAGCGTTGCTCATCCAAGCGAAAGCCCATTTCAGGTACAACTTCATTGATTGCACGTCGGCCACAGTCACACTCTGGCAACGGCTTTCCTGAAAGGGCCTTATATACTTCTTCGTAACCAACATCTTCTCTTAAGATGAGGTCGCCACCATTGTGGCTGACGTAATATCCCATTACTCCCCTTCTAAGACCTCGCTTACGAGCTCTACCAAGGGTGATCGGCAGTTTTTAATTAGCTCAATATATGAGGTCAAGCCAGACTCTTTGGTCCGCTTGTCGTGGATGAGGCGGTGCATACCGCTCTCTTTCCACTTCATCCGGCCATCAATCTGGCCAGGGTCACCCATCAATACAATCTTGCTACCCTCCCCTACTCTCGTAGTCAGAGTCAGTAGTTCATGTGCTGTGAATGATTGCACTTCATCTGCAATAATGAAGGCATTGTTGAAGCTGCTACCACGCATCACGCTCACTGGAATGCAACGGATCTTGTCCTTCTCTTCCAGCATACGGATGTAGGCTAAGCCCATCTTGTTTTGAATCTGACTCATGTTCCCAAAGAACGAGTACAGATAAGGTCCGAACTTCTCTCGAACATCGCCGGGCACCGCACCTAATTTCACCCTACCTACCTCAACCATTGGCTTGGTAAGTACGACATAGTCGTAAGAGTCGTCTTCGATGAGCATATGCAACGCTGCGGCACTGGCACAGATAGTCTTGCCTGTACCTGCACGCCCAGTGACAATGTTCATTGCAATGTCTTCATCTAGAAGGCAATCAAGAAGCATCTGCTGCTCCTTGTTGCGGGGGTCTAACCCAAACACATTCATCTTGGTTGGTACCAGATTAAATCTGGTACCACACATGCTAACCTTAGTTAATGCGGATTGGCTTTCTGCTGCCTTCAAAACAACAGACATGTTTGGATAGAATGGTGGGGCTAGCTCTGTGGCTATTGGCGTTGACTTCTCTTTATATATTCTATCAATAGTTCTTGATGAAACTCGTACTACTCTAACTCCAGTGTATTGCACTTGATTGACTCTCTTATACGTTGGACCTCTCCATGAATCTCCACCACACACAAATGGCTGTTGGGATCACCTCCCATCCATTGCGGGTCTTCGCGGTATACAACCGCGAGGTAGATCTGGATCAGTTCCTCCGCCTCATCTAGATACTTATGTTGCCTGCCGGTGTCCCACCCTGCATCGGCCATTGATCGTAGATTATCTAGTCTATCAGCAATCTTAATTGATACCACCTCTGGTGTGGTATGAAGAAGCCGAGC